GCATAAATACCTCATTAAAATTTTCTTATAGGCACAAAAAAGCCGCCCGTTAAGGCGGCTTTTTCGCAGTTTTGACTAATTAGTATTAGTCGGTAACACCACACTCAGCCCGAACCATCCACGCATCATTTAAGATTACGCAAGTAGTCATAGACTTCCAACCAATGTGACCACGTTGAGCAAGAGGATCACTCTCACTTGGGTGTGGATTCACAACAGATGGTGTGATTGATGCTCTACCTTTCAACGGAACAATACCGAAAGCATCACGGGAGACAAACAACACTGGGTATACATCAGCAGATGTACCCGTAGTTGAAATCATAGTGCCTTTAGCACCACCCGCATCTGTCCATGCCGAAAATACAGTAGAACTTACATAACGTACATCCTCAATCTTACCAATCTCAGACTCGTAAGGAGTCATTGACCCATACTTCTCAGTAGGAGTGAAACCAGCAATATTGCGAATATCACCTTCCATATCTGGATGAACCAGACCAATGAAAGAAGGTGCTACGGCTTCAGTTCCATAACTTGGCGTAGAACGTACAATCTTAGTGATTGCTCTAGCGTTCTGACGTTTTAAGTCACGGATACATTTTCGCTGTGTAGAAAGTGTAAGTGCGGTATTGACAGCAGAACGAGCCGCGCCATTTGCATACCGAACACCAGTACCCGCTTTCAATACATTGAAACGGATTGTCTCAATAGTTTGCGCGGCTTGTTCACCGAGAATTTCAGTCGCCTCCTGTAGAACAGGGTCTTCATGTGTATCTTGAACGATGTCAGTAATAGTTACCAAATCACCATATTGAGCAAGGTTGCCCGTAACATCTACTGCCGCTAGTTGCTTGGCTGTTGGTGTAACACCCTCAGTCAATGCAGTAGTCGCTAAAGCCAACGCTGAATAGCGTCTAAACTTAATCTGCTTAGATGATTTAAGAGGTACAGGCTTTGATTGCCCAAACTTCTCGATTACTAAATGAGGTAATGCCCTCTTTAGTAATTCTCTCTCCGCGAAGGTCGCGGTTCTTGGGGTAATATCCCCATACTCTGTATTAGCCATATATAAATGTCCTATTCAAAAAATTAATTAACGTCTGTACGCTGATTTTAAATCTGGGTCGTTTCTTTCAAGATAATCAAACAACGCATCTGGGTCTGAGGGCATACCACCTGAAGCACCCGCGCTGTGCTTTGATGATAGTCCAGTGCCATCTGCTAGTTGTTTCTCACGTTTATCTTGAATTTTCTCGACCTTTGTTCTTTCAGACTCAACTGCATCTACCCGACCTGATTTTCCGTGGTAAATATCAAGAAGTTCTACTGCGTCATGCGCTGAATCTGAATGGATTAGTTGTTTCACATAGTTGGATTTACCCTCTAACCACTGAGAAAACTCAGGGGTTTTTACTTGAGATTTCCAATTGGGATAATGCGATTCAACAACTTGCTCTTGCTGAGAAAAGAACCTTGCTTTCTCGGCATCTACAAGTGGTTGTACAAGCGTATTAACCCTTTCATCAACGTGACTAACATCTATATCCTGCCTGTTGTTTGCTACTAAAGCCTCAACTGCGGCTTGCGCCTTCGCCTCATCCCCAGAATATAAGTCATCGACTATTTTCTTAGAATTTAAGCGTTGCGCTGGTCTCCGATTTTCAGTAGTCGGAGGACTACTCTTCAGCGTGTTATTAACTTTCTGAAGTTCATTTATCTGACGCTGAAGCGCAGAGACTCTGCCCTCATCGGATTTATACTTATGTTGAAGTGAATCAAACTCTTTCTTGAGCGCATCGTAATTTGATGGGCTAGGGTCTTCAACAACCTCTTCTTTCGTATCTTCCGAACTATCGGCTTTTACCTCTGTAGATTCCTCCTTAACTTCAGACTCCCCAACCGTGTCCTCAGAGGTTGCCTGAACAACGTCCTCAGTTTGTTTTGCATCGTCTGCGTTAAAAATTGCATCTAGTTCTTTATCATCAATCTGACCTTCTTGCTGTTCCATAACACTTCCTTTAGCGGCTATCTAAAGCGGCTATTATTCATAATGTGCGCTTTCAGCTTTGCGGATTGGAGAGTCCTCCATCGGCAATTCCAAAAGCCCCCGTAGAGCCTTTATATAGCCCCGTGTAAATTGTGTCCGTTCAATGTCGGACTCAAAACTTTCTAACATTTCTTGTGCATCACGCAACTCAGACTTTGACCAATCTCCAATAGTCTTCCAAGTCGCGGAATGTA